TGCCTGTAGCTGTTACTGCCTGCATAAACTTAGGATGTAGAAAACCTTTTTCATTTGTAAAATTTTTTAATCCTTCTACAAAAGTATTTAGATAAGTGTCAACTGCATTGTGTCTAACAATAGAGTCTATAAATTCTTTGAACTCACCTTCAGCTTCTGCAGCAATTTTATTTAGAGTTATCTTATCAGTTCTAAATCCAGACTCAGCTATATCATAAACTGATTTAGGTCTTTGTCTAAACCCTGCATACTTAGCCATCTCTGTATAAATATACCCATCACCATCACAATCAGAACACTTACTATAATTTTTAAAAGGGCTACCATCTTTTTTAATTCTTTTAATAACACCTTTACCACTACAAGGTAAACACTGACTAGCAACAGTTCTAAATATAGGAACTGTATTATCTGAAACTAAGTTTCTAAACTGTAATCTAGAATACTGTGGTCGTTTCTTACTCTTACCAGTATTTTTATCTATGCCTATATTAAATATCTTAGACCATTCTTTTTTGTCTTTTGGTTTTAAAGAATAGATTAGCCAAGACAATTGCTCTGGACTAGAAAGATTTATTTTAGTATCTCCCATTTGTTTATACACTATCTTATCTATCTTTTGTTTTAGATATGCAAACTCTGCTCTGAACTCTCGTTCAACATTATTTAAATCTTCTATGTTAATGTTAATTCCATTACGTTCCATATCACTTAACACAACTAAAAATTCATTCATCATCTTAGCTGTCATTAGCAATTCTTTATTCTTTTCTAATTTAAAGTCTGCCATTTGAGAATCAAATAATCTTCTAGTAATTTGTACATCTATTTTACCATACTCTTCTACAATATCTACAGGTATGTTTTCAAATGATACACCTCTATCCATCCATTCTTTTACGCTACTATCTTTAGATCCTATCTTTCTTCTACGACAACACATCTCTAAAGTTAAACTTTTTCTTATACCTTTATTAAGTATATACTCCCCCAACATAGTATCATATACTCTACCACTGTATTTAAATCCAGACTCTAGTAACCACATTAAATCAAATTTAATATTATGTCCTACAAGTAAAGTTGTCTTGTCTAAAGTTTCTTGTATCTTAATTGCACAACCACTATCTACTCTTTCACTATGGTTTGTAAAATAATACTCATCGCCAAAATAAGAATTTAATCCTACACTAACTAATATATTATCTTTGTGAAATGGTGATGGGTCATACCCACCATTCTCATTTCTTTGCCAAGATGTTTCTACGTCTACTGTTGTTATCATTTTACCTCTTCCACTTCTATAACTTCGTAATCTTCAGGTGCTTGTTCTTTCCAGCTATTATCAAAATTTTCATAATGAGTTTCGTGAAAATTATCATTTGCTTTTTCTTTAGCAATATCTTCATCTTTAATAGTAATAACTTTTTTCCAGTATTGGGTAGTTTTAACTATTGCTTTATATTTTTTCATATTTCCTTTCTGTGTTTTTTTTATACTTCATATCTACTTATACCTCTCCTAATAGTACACACAGGTTCCCCATGATAACCATTAATTTTATTTTTACTTATACATAATGTTCTTATATTATTTTCTAAATCAGTGTTAGCATTTCTACCTATACCAATAATTAAATCAGCTTCGGCTGCTTTACCTGTCTTAGAGTTTTCCATTTGATCAAATGAAATACTATTTCTATTGTGTGCATCAGCAGATGCTTGAGATATTGCAATCACTGCACAGTCTCTACGTTTAGCTATCTCCCTTACACTTGTATAGATCTGTCTTAACTTCTCATCTGTTCTTGCATATGTACCAGATACATTAACTTTATCTAGCTGATCTATCACAACTATATCTGGTTTATGTTTCTCACAGTGTGCATCTATATCATCCATAGACCAATCAACTGTATCAAACATAGATATATTATCTTTTATCTCACTCCATATTTTTTGTGCTTGTACTCTATCAAACAATATCTCATCTCTAGTCATACCAGTGTATGCAGATATTGCCCTTATCTGTGTTCTTATTGCAGGTTCTTCATTTATAAATGCATGCACCTTTGCACCTTGAGAGCAGAAACCTTCTGGTGCTGTACATAAACTTACCCAGAAAGCTGTCTTACCTGTCTCTGGTCTAGCAAATGCAATCATAAGATTACCTCCACCAATACCACCTACGTTTTCTTTTAACACAGGAATATTAAACTTCCATTTAGTAGTAACATCTAATAACTCTATAACTTTATCTATATCATTTGTTACTGCAGGATTTTTATCTTCACTAGTATTTGTCTTATGTTTATCTATCATACCAGTAATGTCATTAAAGTTTGCTTCTTTACCATTAAATATTTCTGTAGCCTCTACTGCTATTCTCTGTGCAAGATCTCTGTCAGATAAGATACGCATGATATCTTTTGCTATTTCTTTACTAGGTTCTTGTACTTCTTTAATGTCTTCTACTAATTCACTAAACTTTTCTTTTGCAGCACGAGTTAATGCAGGATTAAATATAGCAGTATGCAAAGAATATAACTCATCTACTTTTATATCTTCTTCATATTTGTCGTGTGCTTTCTGTACTGTATCATACAAAGAACTTATATCTCCAGAGAATACTGTCGGAGATAACATGCCTTTGTATTGTGTATAAAATTTTTTATTAAGCATAAGCCTAATCATTTGTTTTTCTATCACTACCAAACTCCTTTCTTAAAACCATATCTATTGTATCCATTATTGATTGATCTCTAACTGTCCAATCAGATCTATTCATATCTTTTATATCATATCTCCAACTGTTCCAGTTATCAAGAACTTCCTCCTTCATTTTTTTATCCATAAAACATTTCCCTTATTTTGTCTGTGTTGTAGTATTTTAAGTCATCCTCTAATGGTTTAACTATTACGTTGTCAAATCCAGATGATCTTAAATCTTTTGCCATGTCATATGCTTTTGTTGTAGCATCTCTATCTAAACATATATATAAATCTTTGTATGGTTTTAAGTGTGACTTTTGTATATCTTTTAATTTAGTACCCATGATTGATATACCTGTAAGGATATTAGATACAGCACAAGCAGAAGGACAATCTTCTACAATAACTGCATCATTACAATCACCACATTTAAATGGTACATCTTTATTACCATACATAAACCATTTAGGAAAATCTTTTTTATTTAATGCTCTACCTACAGCACCAACTATCTTATGTGATATTCTATTCTTAACTAAGAATACAACTCTATCTTGTTTAACGTCATATTTAAAATCTGCTCTGCCCCATGACCATGACTCCCAACAATTATTGTCAGCTAACCATCTCATAGCTTTTTCATTTGAATATATAGATTGAAAACTATCTGGCATAATAAATTCTGTATCTTCTACATGTAAATCTTTGTTACCAAAAAAAACTTTTTGTACATAGTGCATATCTTTTTCTCCCCGTTGTCTACCTTTTGCACTGCAAGAAGCATGAAAGCAGTACCAAGATATTTTATTTTCGCTAGTGTCTATTGATAAAGTATTTCTACCATTACAGAAAGGACAATCCATTCTTTTCTGTGTGTCTTTGTCTAAAGATAAACCTTTAATAACTTCAAGTTGTTGGTTGTAATTCAATAGGTATCTCCTCGTATGTTATTGTATATCTATCTGTTGAATAAAAATCATTTGGTTCAATTTTCATTAAATTATTATTAAGATAATATGCTACATTATTTTCTATTTTTTCTACTGTTATTTCTTCCTCTATTGGGATTATCGCTACTGCCTCTATCCCTAGTCCTGTCAATCTTACTTTGTATTTTTTCATTGTCATTCTCCTTATCAGAAAAGTTATCCTTTGTCAAATTGTTTCGTCTTAATTCTTTATAATATTTTGGATGTTTCCAAACAAACATTAACCTACCTGCTCTATTATTTTTAATGTAAATGGTTTAGGCGTATAACTTTCATCATCATGCCACTGAGATTCATCATATTCAAGTATCCAATTATGTAAAAAACATATTTGATCTGTTGATACTTTTAATGAAACACCATTAACCATTAATTTTTTTGTATCTACAGAAACATCATTACTTTTGTATTCTTGTGCTAATGCTAAAGCCACAGCACAAGATTCAGAATTTTCTGGCATCCCTTCTCTTATGTGTGTCTCATTTACTTCTACAAATCTAATCATAGTTTTCCCTTTCTTTCTTTTCTAGATACATATGGTAGTTTAAGTATCTGATTACTTATGTTACCTTTTTTACTTGTCCAAACAATTAATGCATGATCATCATGATCATTTGGTTTGCCATCATATTTCTTTATGGCTTTCTTTAGACTCATAGCTTCGATATGCTTTTTATCTCCACCAGTTCTTATGAATGTATATTGTTTCATATTTTTTTTACTCCGTATTATCATAGTTAAGTGGTGGCTTTTTTATCTGATTACACCCTGGAACACAACTTAGCTTAACAACCTCCATGCATGGCAAATCTTAGTTAA